AGGCGGTGGCGGTGCTGGTGGTGGCGCTTCTTATAGCTCAACAATTGGTGGTTCCGGTGTGGCTATCTTCACATATCAAAGCTCAGTTCAGCTTGCTATTGGTGGTACTGTAACTTCTTACACATCTGGTGGACTTACTTATTGGGTTCACACATTTACAACTTCAGGCGTGTTTACAAGCATCGTAGTACCTGATAGCCTTACTGACCCAATCATTTCTGGAATTCCTTCTGTTGGTCAAACACTTACTTGCAGCACAGGTACATGGACAGGCCCACCAACAAGCTACACATATCAGTGGCAGAGAAACAATGTAACCAATATTACTGGTGCTACATCTAGCACTTACTCAGTTACTTCAACCGATATTGGCAACACATTAAATTGTCGTGTAACTGCAATTAACGGGCTTGGTAGTTCTACTGCTAACTCTGATTCTACAATTACTATTCCTTCAACTTATGCAATCAGCTACCTCTTAGTTGGTGGTGGTGGCGGCGGCGGTAATGTCCATGCTGGTGGTCCTGGATACCTCCCTGGAGGCGGCGGTGGAGGCGGTGGTGTCATAACAGGCTCAACTACTGTAGGTGCTGGTGAAATCTACTACTTCAGCGTAGGTTCTGGTGGTGCAGGTGGTGGATATGGTGGCAACACAACAGGTCTTGGCTTAACTGCATACGGTGGTGGTGTCGGTGGATCTGGTGGTAATGGTGGATCCGGTGGCTCAGGCGGTGGCGGTACAGGTATTTATCCTACTAGCGGTGGATCAGGTGTCTCAGGTCAGGGTAATGCGGGTGGTGGAAATACATTACAAAACGCCGAAGGTGGTGCTGGCGGTGGCGGTGCAGGGGCTGTAGGTGGTAATACTCCAAGTGGCGGTGCTGCTGGCGGTGCTGGTATCTACGTTGCCCTTACAGGCGCTTACTACGGTGGTGGCGGTGGTGGATCTGAGATTGATGGAGGCCGCTCTGGTGGTATAGGCGGCGGTGGTTCAGGTGGCTATGCTGGTACTGGCGGTGCAGGTACAAACAATCTTGGCGGTGGCGGTGGAGCAGCAGGCGGTTATGGTGGCTTAGCAAACGGCGGTCAGGGTGGTATCGGTGTAGCAGTATTAGTCATACCCACATCAAGCTTTAGTGGTATCTACACAGGTACAGCTACAGTAACAGTCAGTGGAAGCAACACTATATTGACCTTCACTTATGGCACATGTACTTACACGGCTTAATATGAAAAAGACAACCATCGGCATTATGCACTCTAAGACTATGTGGTTCTCTTTGGCTATAGCTGTGTTTGGTGCTGTGGAAACGTACTACCCATATCTGCAGAATGTTGTTAACCCTAAGTATTATGGTCCTATATTTATGGCTATTGGAATAATCTGCGCTGTATTGCGTGTTTATACAACCTTACCTTTGGATGAAAAATAATGTTTGGTCTAACTATCCCAATTCAGTTCTATATCTATGCAGCCCTTACTCTAGCCGCCGTTGGTGGTATTGGTTATGGCAAGTATGAGTCTGTCAAATACGATGCTTATGTAGCCAAAACAGAACTCGCTGCAAAAGAACAAGAGATGGAAATCAAGTCTAGAGAAAAGCAAGCAACCTTAGTAACGGAGAAAGTAAAAAATGATTATGAAAACAAGTTGGATTTTATTAAGCGTACTTATGGTGGGATGCGCCTCCCCAACGCCAGTCAAGCAAGCCAAGTTCCCGGAGCCTCCAGTGGTCTTGATGGCACCCCCTCCGACCCAAAATTTATTGAAAAGTGCGCCATAACTACCCAGCAATTGGTTAGCCTTCAGGCGTGGCTGAACGAGCAAATCGGAATCTTTAATGCAAAGTAATTTCAACCAATCTTTGCTCCTATTGCTTAAGCACGAGGGAGGCTACGTAAATAATAGCCGTGATTCTGGAGGCATGACAAACCTTGGCGTAACTGCTAAAGTGTGGGAGAGCTGGGTTGGTCATCCTGTAGATGAAAAGCAAATGAAGGCACTAACCCCTGATGATGTTGCACCTTTATATAAAAGGAAATACTGGGATGCTTGCGGAGCTGATGAGCTTGTATGTGGTATTGACTACGCTGTTTTTGACTACGCTGTTAATTCCGGGGTCGGGCGTGCGGTTAAGACTTTGCAGGCTTGCGTTGGGGTGCCTATTGATGGTGGTATTGGTCCAGTTACTTTGGCTGCCATAAAAGCTCAGAATAGCGCAGAACTGATTAAAAATATTTGCAGTAAACGATTAGACTTTTTAAGATCATTAAGTGCCTTTCCTACATTCGGTAAGGGATGGGAACGCCGTGTTAATGAAGTGCAAGCAGAAGCTTTAAGAATGCTAGGGTAAAGAATGTCATTACAAAAACTACAATTTAGACCTGGAATTAACCGAGAAGGTACTGACTATTCTAACGAGGGAGGGTGGTACGACTGTGATAAAGTTCGTTTTCGTTCTGGTTTTCCTGAGAAACTTGGTGGTTGGACTCAACTTACTAGCACTCAATACTTAGGTGTCTGCCGTAACTTGTGGAGCTGGTCTTCTACTGCAGGTGATCTTTATCTAGCTGTTGGTACAAACAAGAAGTTCTACATTGAGCTTGGTGGTACTTACTTTGACATTACCCCATACATACAGAGCGATGTAGTTGAAAACCCATTTACTACAAACTACCCAGACGAGCCATACAAGGTTACTGTAACAGACATTTCTTACCGCCCTGAAGCAGGCGACTTTGTTGTTTTTGCAAACGCTACAGCTTTTTCTAATGTCATCATTGATGGCGAGTATGTTGTTACCGATGTTATTAACTCAACTTCTTATACTGTTATTTCAGAAAACCCCGCAAACTCTGCAGCTACAGGCGGTGGTAATGTAACGATTAACTACGAATATCCTGTGGGTGGTGATATCTACACCGTAGGTAATGGTTGGGGTGCTGGTCCTTGGGGTCGTGGTGCATGGGGTTCTGCATATACCTCTGGTGTTGGCGTACAGCTTCGTTTATGGTCAAGCTCTAACTTTGGTGTTAACTTAGTTTTAGCCCCTCGTGGTGGTCCGATTTACTATTGGGTTCAATACACAGGTCTTGGCACACGTGCTCAGTCTTTAAGTTCTTTAGCTAACACCGCTGGCTTTGCTGGTGAGTATGTTCCTATTGCTACAAACCAAGTAGTTGCATCTTCTATTCAAGAGTTCGTTATTGCGATGGGGGCTAATTCCTATCAAGAAGGTACACCATCTACTTCGTTTAATCCAATGCTAGTTCGTTGGTCTGACCAAGTTAATCCATTCCAATGGGTTCCAGAGATTACAAACCAGTCAGGTGAATTCTTACTAACCAGCGGCTCTTACATCATGGGCGCTAGAACGACCCGTCAAGAGATCCTAATCTGGACTGACTCAACTCTGTATTCTATGCAGTACATTGGTTCTCCTTATGTTTGGGGCTTCCAGATTCTGATGGATAACATCTCGATTATCTCACCTAATGCAATGGTTACCGTGAACAACGTGACTTACTGGATGGGTAAAGAGAAGTTCTATATGTATTCTGGACGAGTAGAAACCCTACCTTGCTCACTGCGTCAGTTCGTATTCCAAGACATAAACCAAAACCAAGCATTCCAAATCTTCTGCGGAAGTAACGAGGCATATAACGAGGTTTGGTGGTTCTATGTCAGCAACGAAAGCGTAGGCAATACAGTAGATAAGTATGTTATTTATAACTACCTAGACCGTGTTTGGTACTACGGAACTATGGCTCGTACTGCATGGCTTGATACTGGAACTCGTCAATACCCGCTATCTGCAGATTACAACAACCGTATCCTAAACCAAGAAGCTTCAGTAGACGATGAGGCTTTAGATGTACCCGTAGCTATTAATGCTTATGTGCAGTCTTCAGACTTTGATATCGGCGATGGATTTAACTTCGGCTTTGTATGGCGTATCTTGCCAGACGTGAACTTTAACGGCTCTAATGTGAATAACCCACAGGTTACAATGACTGTTAGACCGCGTCAGAACTCAGGTGCTCCATATACCCAAGCAGATAGCCCACAGGTAATCAGTGATGATAACTATAAGTATGGCTCAATCTACAACATTCAATTGTTTACAGGTCAGGTCTACACCCGCTTAAGGGGTAGGCAAATGGCATTTAGGATTGAGTCTACTGGACTTGGTACTGCATGGCAGCTAGGTAGCCCCCGTATTGATATTAGACCGGATGGTAGACGCTAATGGCAAATGCAGCAATCATTGCAAAAACCTCGATAATTCCATCGAAGGCACCCAACTTACCTATTGGGCCAGTAGAGTACACCCAGTTGTACATGGATCAGTTTGCAAATACATTGCGCCTATACTTTAACCAAATTGATAATACACAGGGCGCTTTGCTAGGCCCCAATGGTGGCAAGTTCATACGCAACCCCACCCTAACCGCTTATAACCCTAGCTCACAATACGCATTAAGTAATACGGCATCTAGCATTGAGTGGGAAAACATAGTTGTTTCGTCTGGGTTTGTAATCGATACTGCAAACAATTCAGCCGTTTGTGCGCAAACAGGGGTCTATAAGGTCAACTACAGGATAGCCTTATCCAATAACGACTCTGTCCCGCACGATGCCACGATATGGCTACAGCTCAATTTTGAGGATGTTGATAACTCAGCTACTACCTTTACGGTACCTGCTAATGGTACTACGGGGGCTTTCTCTACCTATTCCTTTTTGGTCAATGCGGCTGATGCAATTTCACTATCTTGGGCTACAGATCAGGCAGCCACTGCCAACAGTTCTTCATTAGGGGTGTTCCTTGAGGCTACCCCAGCATTGACTTCACCCTATACCGCGCCCGCTGTACCCTCGGCTGTAGGCGTAATAACCTTTATATCTGCACCTGTTACATGATAAAATCTACACAAATTAACTGGAATTCTTATGCCTGTCAATGATCCCAACAATCCGGGTCCGCTAAGCTCTATGGGACAGTCCATGTTCCCTGGAAGTACTGTGCACACGGCTGAATACAATGTATCTAGCCAATACCCTACGGCTGCTTTAAACGCCATGACAGGCTATGAACCATCCACTAACCCCCTAACGGGCGAGGAACTGCCAAACTTTGCTGGTGGTGGCATTGTGTCCCTTGCTACTGGGGGCGAAATTGCAGATGCTTATCGTCAGTATTTAGGTCGTGATCCTGAAGCAGGTGCTTACGATGCTTGGGCTGGCGCTGATATGGGTTCTTTAATTGCTGGTATAACTGGAAGTCAAGAATATGCAAACCGGAGTAGTGGCGGAGGTGGTGGCGGCGGTAGTAGTTCTAGTGGTGGTGGTAGTTCTGGTGGGACTGACATTAACGCTCTTTACCAGCAATATTTAGGACGTAATGCTGATGCTTCTGGAGCAGCTACCTATGCTGGCTGGAATCCAGATGATATTCGTAATGCTATTTTAGGCAGCCAAGAATACGCTAACCGTACTAGTAGTGGGGGTGGCAGTAGTGGCGGAGGTGGTGGTAGTGCTGGTGGTAATGACATTAATTCTCTTTATCAACAGTATTTAGGTCGTGGTGCAGACGCTTCAGGTATTGCTACCTACGCTGGATGGAGTCCAGACCAAATCAAAGCAGCTATCTTAGGTAGCCCAGAATATGCCAACGCACACCCAGAAGCTGTTAAAGCTGATTCAGCGCAAAAGATACAAGAGCTAGCTGATGTAGCTTTTAGTAAGTACAGAACAAATCAAAACTACGATGCAGAACTTCAGCAATTAGATGCCTTGGCTGCTACTAACCCTGCAGCATACTATAAAGCAAAGATTGGTTGGGTTGGTAATCAAATGGGTTGGCAGGCTGGTCAAGGTACATCCTCAGCTACTATGCCTGGAATGACGGCTGAACTTAAGACCTATTTAGCTGGAGCTAAAGCGGCAGGTGTTACCGATGCTGAAATCAATAGCATTGTTAATACTAATTCTGCATTACAACAGAAAGTAAATGCTGAACGAATTGCATCAGATGCTAAGGGCGCGCATGGCTGGATTGATCAGAATCTAGGACAAGGTGTAACTTCAGGTCTTACTACTGCAGCAGCTCTGTTAGCTTCTTATTTTGTTCCTGGTGGTGGCGCGCTTGTTGGTATTGGTAAGAACCTTCTTAATAGTACAGAAGATAACTACACTAAACCTAATGGTATTGGTACTTTAAATTACAAGTCCCCAACTACAGGTACTTCATCTACATCTACCGCCTCACGCACACCGACAACAGTAACTCGTACCCCTACCTATTCCACAACTTCAAGTACCCCTTCATATAGCAATCCTGGAGATCCTACTTCGGTTACAGGCACTGGAACAACTACTGGGACAGGCACTGGAACAACTACTGGGACAGGTATAAATTCTTTAAGTACAAGCAATCCTATTAATGCCAATGGCGATCCAGTTGTACAAGAAGTACCTCTCTTTAAGGCTACACCAAGCGGTTTGGCTGGTTCGGCTTCTGTTGCTCAAAATGTCACTCAAAACGCTAATCCAACTCAAACTTCCATAGATGAGTTAGCAAGAAAAGTACAAGAACAACAACAAATTACCGCACAATTGCAACCAGAATACAACCCAGACTATTACGATATGGCTCAAGGGGGTCTTACAAGTCTTCGTAGCGGCGGTATGGGTGCTAGTCTTGGTGGTTATTCTGATGGTGGGCAGCTACTAAAAGGCCCTGGAGATGGCATGAGTGACAATATTCCAGCTACAATAGGGAATAAACAACCTGCTCGCTTAGCGGATGGGGAATTTGTCATTCCTGCAGATGTAGTATCGCACTTAGGTAATGGCTCAACCGATGCTGGGGCAAAGCATTTGTATAGCATGATGGAAAAGATTCGCAAAGCAAGAACAGGTAACCCTAAACAGGGTAAACAGATTAACGTAAATAAGTTTTTACCAAGAGGTTAAACATGGGTATTTTTGATCCACAACCACTCCCTTCAAGTCCAACGTCGCAAGGCACCACAACTGGAGCAATCAATCCGTGGGCACAACCGTATGTAACTAACTACTTAAATCAAGCTAATGCTGTAGTTGCAAACCAAGGCTTTACTCCATTACAACAACAAGCCTATGGCGGAGCAGGAAGTTTGTCGGGTGGCGCAACAACGCAACAAGGGTTGGCGGCTGCAAACCAAGGTATTACTGGAGCATTAGGTGCTGGTCAGAACTACCAGAATATGGCTACTAATCCAAATTCAATGCAAGCGTATATGAGTCCATATATTCAAAATGCTTTGGATCCTACACTTAGAGAAATTACACGTCAATACGGTATTACTGGGATGCAAGAACAAAGCGCGGCAACTAACGCAGGTGCTTTTGGTGGTTCACGTGAAGCGTTAATGGCTGCAGAAAACCAACGCAATAAGAACCTTGCTATGAACCAAGCGATTGGTACAGGTTATCAGAACGCTTTTCAAAATGCACAACAAGCGCAACAGTATCAAAATACTTTAGGGCTTCAAGGCAATCAGGCTGCGATTCAAGGTGCCAATCAAATGGCTACTCAAGGACAAGGCATTCTTGGACTACAAAATCAATTTGGTACACAGCAACAACAATATCCGTACCAACAAGTTGGCTTCCTACAAAGTATGCTCAATGGTCTTCCTGTATCTAGCCAAACTACACAAGGCTGGCAAGCAGGTCCTAATAAGGCTTCACAGATTGCAGGTCTTGGTACTGCGGGTGCTGGCATATTGGGTTCATTACTTGGTGGTGGTGCTAAAGGTTCTCAAGCTGCTAGCCTATTAGATTACTTATTTGGTACAGGTGGTAGTAAAACGGGTGGAGGTACTACTGGCGGTACAGGTGGTACAGGTACTAGCGCTGTCGGCGCTGCTACTAACTATGGTATTGGCTCTATTAAAAATTGGCTTAATGGAAATCCTTATTCTGGTCAAACTACTGGTATGGGGGATCAAGGTGCCTCTAGTCCAACATTACCAGACGGTTCTCCAAATCCTAACTATGACGCTTATGCAGATCCTAATGCAACTCAAGATGCAATAAACGCACAAAACGCAGCTAATCAAACTGGTGGACAGGCGTTTGATTCAAGTGGTAATCCTATAGACAATAGCGTAAGCCAATATGATCCAAATTGGAATGTTGACTCTGGCTATGTACCCGACAATTCTGTAATCGACTCAAGCACTTACAATCCTAGCGATTTTGGTGGTGGCGATTTTAGTTATGACACTTCTAGCCTCTATGATCCTGGTTCTTTTAACTTTGACTATAGTAGCGTTGCTGATCTTGGTGGTGACGCTAGTAGTCTTTTTGACTTTGGATCTTTGTTTGGAGCTAAAGGTGGACACATTAAAGACGGCGGTATTAAACGATACGCAAACGGCGGTTTAGTAGCGCTTGCCATTAAGAACGCATTGAAAGGTTAAGTATGATTGGCGATTACTTTAGCAAGATGGCTGCTGCACAAAAATTAAATCCAGCACAACAACAACAATCTGTACAAAATGGAATACTAACTCCCAATATGGCTCAAGACGCACGTCAAGGGCAACCAAAAGCTATGCCACAAATGCCTGCACAAGAGCAACCACAAGGACTTGAAGGAATGGCACAACAAGTTATGCAAGAAGCAAGCCAAGCTGCTGGTCCAAACCCTGTTGTATTACAACAAATTGCAAAGCTACGGCAAGAGATACCACAAATCCAAAAGCTAATAGAAATAGATAAGTTAAAACCTTATGAGGGTATTCCATTACTAAAAGAAAAAGTAGGGATGTTAAAGAAGCTAGAAGCTCAAGTACAACCAAGCGCAGGTTTAGGTGCATTGCCAACAGCCCAAGAAGGTGTAGCTGCATTACCTACTGGCATGAATGAGCAAAGCTTTGCTGGTGGTGGTATTGTTGCTTTTTCTGAAGGCGGCTATAACCCTTGGAGTATTAGTGCACCTAGCGCTTCTGGTTTAGATAAACGTATTTATGAAGCTATTAAGAACAAACTTAGCGAGTGGAATAAGCCTTGGGGTAAAACAGTTGATGCTACTCCCGAAGAAATTCGTGGCGCTATGACAGGTAAAAATTTAGCTAGCGAAAAAGAAAAGTTTGCACCTGCCCCTACTGCAGAACAAACAGCTAACTTTATGGGTGACCTTAATCCAACTTCTGTAAAAACTAGTGGTGTTCAGTTTGATCCTACGGCTGGTGGTACTTATAGTCCACCTAAAGCCCCTGCACGTGTTTTTTCAAGTGCTCCCCCTGCGGCTCCTAACGCTGAGGCTCCTCCACCTCCTCCTCCACCTCCTGCTCAAGCAGCTGCTCCTAAAAATGGTGCAGAAGATCAATTTGCTCCGCTTGCTCAGTTACTACAGGAAGATAGAGAAAATAAACGAAGAGAGCATGAAGGTGATAAATGGTCACGTATTGCAGAGGCTGGCTTTAATATGATGGCTGGGTCTTCTCCTTATGCACTTACTAACATCGGTGCTGGTGCTGCTCAAGCTATGAAAGGCTATCAGTCAGACGTTGCTGCTGCCCGTAAAGATGAAACAGAAGCTATTAAGTCTATGGTCGCTCTTGGTATGAAGAAGAACGAAATGGCTCAGACTCTTGGACTTAAAGACCGTGAGTTTGATTTAGAATTGAAGAAGCTTGGTATTACTGAGAAGTTATCTGAGAAGCATGGTAACTATTACGATCTAGCTGGTAAGGCATTAGCAACTCGTGCTGCTGCTGCAGGTTCTGGAGCTGGGTCTACTACTAAGATGGATATCGCTAAATTAAATGCGGTAAAATCTACTTTTGCAACTTTACAAAAAGGCGCTGGAGATATGATGAGTCCAAATTATGGTAAGTCTCCTGAAGAACTCTGGGCTATGGCAGAATCAATGGTTACAGGTCAAAGTAACGCTGTAGCTGCCCCTGCTCCTGTTGGTACTTGGAGTCCAAAAAGCGGTTACAAACCTAATAAATAAAGGTAGTTATGCCATTAGTTAATGTTGAAGGTGTAGGTCTAATCGACTTTCCTGAAGGTATGTCGGGCGAGCAAATTGATGCTGCGGTTAGAAAAGATATCCTTCCACAATACCCCGATATTGCCGCTAAAACAAAACGTGGATGGGGTGAAGCCCTAACTGACGTAGGCGCTAGTGCTATTAAAGGTGTTGGTGCTTTAGCTCAGTTACCTGGGCAGATTGGGCAATTAGCAGGTGTTGTAGCTCCTACCGAAACTAATACTGGATTGCAAGGTATCGGTAAACAAATAGAACAGTTTGGTGAAGAAGCTAAATCTCCAATACTTAAAGGTAAAGAAGTAGTACGTGGACAAAAGATTGAACAAGCAGATGGAATGCTTTCTGAATTTGGTACTGCTTTTAAAGAGACAATTAAAGACCCAGCATTACTATCTTCATTCTTTGCAGAACAATTACCAAACTTAGCTGGTTCATGGGGTGGTGGCTTACTAGCTAAAGGTACAGCTAAAGCTTTGATGATGGCTACTACTGAACAAGCATTGGCTAAAGTAGGGGTTGCAGGTGCGGTTGGTACAGGCGCTATCCAACAAGGTGCTGATGTTGGTTCTGATACTTACGAAACCATCTACAAACGTCTTATTAAAGAAGGTATGGGGGATGAGCAAGCTAATGGTATTGCTTTATCCAAGGCTCGTGTAGCCGCTTTAGAAGCCGCAGGTTTATCTTTAGGTACAGCCGCACTTCCTGGTGGTACTGCTATTGAACGTGCATTAGTTGGTAAGGGTTTACCTGGAGCTGGTGGATTTACTAAAGGTCTTTTGGGCGAAACAGCTTCTGAAACTATCGAAGAAGGTGGTGGTAAGCTTGCATCCAACTTAGGCGTACAAGAAGTATTTCCTGAGACAAGTTTAACTAAAGGTGTAGGTGCCGCTGCAGGTATGGGCGCACTGGGCGGTGCATTGTTTGGTGGTGTTGCTGGATATGTAAATGCAGACCGGGCTACTCCTGAACAGAAACAAATAGTAGCTGATGGTATCGATACTGTACAACAGCTAGAAGATCAAGCTCGCCGTGATGCGTTTGAAGCCGAGCAAAAAGCTATTGAACTCCGTGCCTTGGAAGAACGTCATGGGTTTACAAATTCAGCAGCATACGCTGAACTATCTGCAGAAGTAGAAAGATTAAAAGCAAAAGCCCAATTAGCGTTCGCTAAAGCGGATAAAGGTAAAGCAGAGATGTCTGCGTTTGCAGAAGCGCAACCTGATTTGTTTGGAATGGTTACTGCCGAAAAACAAACACAAGAAGCTGAAGTTCAGCCACCTGTAGAACAACCTAATCAATTATCTTTACCTCTTGAAGATCAACAATCACTTGCACTTAACGCTCCACCGCAACCATTAAATTTAAACTTACCTGCTCAGACGCAAGCTCCAGTAGTTCAAGGTCGCCCTATTACGCTAGAAGATATTAAAGGTATGGGTATTGGTGGTGGTCCAAACGTAAAGATCAAACAAGCTATTTTAGGTAAAGATTTAACTGACCCTAAACAAGCTGCAGAAGTTAAAGCTGCTTTGGAAGAATACGCTGGTGGTGATCGTAGTGCTAGCATTATTGCTAAAGTAGAAAGATTTTTAAATAGCGCTCCATTCCTAGAACAACAAAAACTTAGTTTGCGTCGCCCGTATGGTAGTATGAAGAAACCTGGAGTAGAAACTCCAACGGAAGAAGAACAAGCACTCTATCAAGCGGAACTAGAAGCACTACAAACATCGGAGGAACAAAATGCTGGAAAACCTATTGAACCTCTCAATGGAGGAAATGAGCCAAGCGTTCGCGTGCCTAGCAAGCGACCTGCCATCCCCACCGCAACTAAAAAACCTAAACGACGAGGAGTGGTTCCTCCTGTCGATACTACTGGACAACCTATTGGAGCAGAAGTACCAGTCGAGCGTACACTAGGCGCAAAACCATTAACCTTAGAAGAAAAAGCGGCGCAGGCTATTGCCCAGCGTCAAGCCCCTAAAGGTGGTTACAACCCAGATATTCAAGAACCTTCTGTAGAACTCAGTACTCGTCATGCTAGAGAATACAAAGAAGCTATTGGTAACTACTTAGAAAACGCAAACTATATAGGAGCTAAGGCTCTTGATGCACTTGCTGGTGATATGCACGCTGGGGACAACCTTACAGATGCTAAGAGAGCGTACCGTGGGTTATCTGAAGAACAAAAGGCTTACGTAGCAGAGAAAACTAAAGAGTTAGAGAAGTACACTCGTCGTGGTGATGCGTATGCTAAACAACAAAACGAAGAAGTCGCAAGACGTAAAGCTTTCCAAGGTGAACTTGACGAACAAGAGAAAAGCCCTAAGCTTGAACGCATCCTTCCTGGTTCAACAAACGAAGAGCTTACGCAAGCTGTGCAACGGGGCGACCTTAACGCAGCACTAAACGCAATCGCCAAAGACAAATCTGACACATTTAACATCTTAGAGAAACTGGTCTCAAATCGCCTTTTGGCAAATAAAGGTAGCCTACCTAAGATTGAAGTTGTACCCGCTGGAACTATTAAAGATGGCGCAGCGCAATACAATCCGTTTACCGATACCGTTCAGATCAATGAGGGTGAGGTTGATTCGCATACTGTGCTACATGAAACCGTTCATGGCTTCTTGCACGCATTGATTCAGAAGTTTGAGGCAGGTGCTAAGAACAAAGGTATTGCTGATCTTAAAACTCTATACGACTTTATTAAAGAGAACCACCCTAACGTAGCAGAAGAATATGGCATGTCTAGCTTGACTGAGTTTGCATCTGAACTTATGTCTAACCGCCAATTCCAAGAAACCCTTGCACAGATTCCATATCGTGCAGAAGCTCAAAACTTATTTAGTGCATTCATACGCGCTGTATTAAACGCATTAGGGTTATCCCCAACATCTAAGTTAAGCGCACTAGCTAGCGGCTTGTTTGCGGCAGATCGTTCCCTTGCTATAGGTCGTAAGATTCAAGAGGATGTAGTTACAGGTAAAGAGACCTTACCTACGGCTAAAGTAACCCGAGACTTAGAAGCCATATATAAAGCTACTGGACCAAAAACAGTAAAGCCTGCTACTACGCCAATACAGTCAGTTCAAAATACTAAGAAAGAAATTAAAAACTTAGCGTCTAGTTTTGAGACTATGTATCTGTCATCTGATGCTGCTTTAAACAATGCTATTCGTAAGGGTCTAGAAGCTAACGGCAAGGATTGGGATACTACTAAGAACGCAATGCTTGAAATAAGCACCTCTCAGGCTACTCATGCCGATGCTGTGGCAGATCAATTCTTAAGAGAAGGTAATGTTGAGTACGACCCTAAGTTACATAAGTGGGAAGTCAAATCTGCCAAAGATAGCTGGGCAAAACTAATTACAAAAAACTTAGCTGATATTGCTAAGAAGTATGGTATTACTCAAGACCAAGCAAACAATTATGCTAACCAAGCTTTGGTTGCTAGCCGTTTAGATGGACTATCTAAATCAGATAAAGAAATCTACAGTCACATGACCCCTGAGCAGATTAAGGCTGGTCTATCATTCTTTGAAGCAATACCTGAGCTAAAGGCAGTTCGAGATAGTTGGAATGCAATTCGTAAAAATGTAATGAAGGTAGCAATTGAAGGCGGTTTGTACAACGAACAACAAGCTGAAGAACTACTAAAGATTATGGACTATGTGCCATTTTTCCGTATTGAGCAATTAGAACAGAACGCTGGGCCTAGTGAACGTGGTGGTCGTGGTTTACTTAACTTTGCTAAGAACTACAAGATTAAAGGTAGTGAGCAGGAAGTTAACGATATCTTTGATAACATGGGTCGTTGGACTAGCTATACCGTATCCCGTGCAGTTAAGAACCGTTCCGCATTAAGCTTAAAGAATGCTGCAATTCAATTCCTACCAGAAGGCGAAGTGAAAGAATTACGCATAGACGAGAGTACAAAGAAAGAACAACACGTAATTGATATATGGGAAAATGGACAACGTAGGAAATACGAATTTTCAGATCCATTGTTTATACATGCTTTCCAAGGTATTGATGGTATAGCTATCCCTCATTTTGGTATGGCGCAAGCGGCATCTAATATATTACGTAAGACTATTGTAATGGTGCCTATCTTTTCTATTAGTCAGCTTTCTCAAGATTCGTTTGGTGCTATGCTTACTTCAGGACTTAAGCACCCTTGGGCATTACCATTAGAAGTAGTTAAAGAATTTACTAAGACTCTATTTAATAAAAGTAAAACCCATAAAGAACTGACCGCTATCGGTGCAGTAGGGACAAAAGATTATTCTGCAACTACTGGGTTATTGGGTGCTACTAGACGAGAGACTATTGAAAGAGAAGCAGGGTTAAAGAAGACTCCTATTTGGTCTCGTTTATATAACAGTTTAGAAAAGTTCTCAATGACATCTGATAATGCTGTTCGTCAAGCTGTTTATAATTTGACCATGAAAGAAACTGGGGATAAAGCTTTAGCTACTGAGAAGGCTTTTGAACTTATTAACTTTAAACGTACAGGTGCTAGCGCTAAGGTGCAATTGCTTCGTCAGGTAATACCATTCTTTGGCGCATACTTGCAAGCACAAAACGTTATCTATAAGACTCTAGCTGGTAAAGGCATATCTCCAGTACAACGTAAAGAAGCCCATCGTATCTTAGCTAGTAATGCTTTGAAGATCGGTGCTTTAGCGTTTATGTATGCCGCCCTTGCAAGTGATGATGAAGAGTATCAGAAGATGGATCCAGCTATACGTGACCGTCATTTATTAATTCCTGGTACAAACTTCATGCTCCCTATGCGTAGCGATTTGACTTTAATGCCTAAGTTAATTGCGGAATACACCTATCTTGGTATGACAGATAATGGCTTTACGGATGGTAAAAAGATTCGCCGTGCTATGACTGATGCCCTTGTCAATGCAGTACTAAGCCCAACCGTTGCACCGCAAGCAATTAAACCAGCCTTAGAGGTATTGGTAAACTACGACTTCTTTACAGATCGCCCAATTATCGGACAGGGTATTGAGCACAAAATTACTGCAGAGCAGTATACAAATAGTACATCTGAATTTGGTAAGTTTATTGGTAGTTCGGGATTGATTGCACCTGTGAATGTAGACCACTTGGTTAAAGGCTATATGGGTACTGTAGGGGGATTAGGGTTAATGTTTACAAATGCTGTTGTAAACGCAGGTTCAGACCAACCAAAACCCGAAAAGAGTCTCCAAGATACTGTTTCTTCTGTACCTGGATTGAGTGCGTTTTTTGCAAAAGAGTATGGCAACGCAGATAAGAACGATTTCTATGAGTTACGTAAAGATGTAGATAAGGCAGTAACTACATTTAATTCAATGAAAAAGCAAGGGCGTGTTGCAGAGGCTAAAGAGTTTTTAGAAGAAGGTACATTGAATCCTCTTAACCCATTTAGCCCAAATGTAAAAGACTTACTTAAAGTTAATAAGCAGGTGGACAACATTAACAACCAGCTAACCAAGCTAAGAGATTACGAAAAGAAAATATACGACTTGCCTGAGTCTAGGATGAGTGCAGAAAAGAAAGGTGAAGAGATTCGCCGTGTTCGGGAGATGGAGAAAGTATATTTAAGTAATGTGCACAAGCTACGCCAAATGGCTGGCTATTAAAAAAGGACCCCGCCGAAGCGGGGTTAAGTCCTCAATGTGGGGTAGAGGAGAAGAGTGAGGTAACTATATCACTTAATCCTCCATAAGCGCAAGCCATATATTCCATTTTCTACAACTTGCTTGCATTTGACTTCCATACCCAGACGCTTAGCTTCTGCTAACAATTCCTTTTCATGGGCTTTGCGGTCTAGGCACGGTACAAAAAACGAATCACCACACTCAAGCCGCATCCACGGCATCAGGAAGGTTTGGTTCAGAATCTTTAACATTTAGTAAGGCTTCTTCCCTAAAGAACTCCAGCTTGGTAGCATCAAATACTAAGGCTGGTGCATTTAAATTGGTATCTACAATAGTACCCGCAGTCATACGTTTACGTTTAGTACCTAAGAAAGCCCCACTCTTTCTGTGCATAGATATAGACTCGTCAAAGTTTAACTGCATTCTATTGCACTCATTACGATACTCTTTAGCAACTACATATAGAAGCTTTGTATCAGGCTCATAACGTGCAGTTAATGCGCCACGTGGTTCACGAATCGGACCTGTCTCCAAGCCTGTTCTAGCGTCGGTTTTACCGTTAATAACCAATACTTCGTGGAACTTGCGTTGGATAAAGCCACTTAAGAAGTCGCTATTCTCATCGACCATAAGTTTGTTCTGCGCCCTAGATTCTTTAATATGCTTAACGATGTATTGCATTACAGGTACGTGGTCAATATTATGCAACCCTAACCTACCAGCAATTATTCCCCCTGTCATAGCGATTGCCGCCATAGCTGACCAATAGCGTTCTTGAGACCTAATATCTGCTGATTGCTCAATCCTAGTCTGTATATCTGCTAACTCTAAAATAACTTGAGGTAAGTTTCCAACTATATGTTGCATGAATGGAAATATAGCGTGCCCATAGTTAGTATGTAATCGCCCGAAGTGTTGTCTTGCCCATACAGGATCATCATTAGCATCATTAAAGATATGTAACTCCATCATACGCATCAGTTCGCCTTCAGGGAAAGCCTTGATAGAAAGCAAGTCATCACGTAGTGAACGGTTTGATGTAGTGATTAGTCCTGTTGCCCACTTGGTATGGTTAAGACGCTCCGCATTGTTCTGCGACTGCATACGGTTCTTAGCACGACCCTCAGTAATATCGTAGGCTAAGTTAGACTTTTGGATTGGATCCATGTTAGTCATCTCATCAAACAATATAGGGATGTTTTGGAATGTACCAATACGTTGTAGCTTTTGGTTATAAGTATCCTTAACCCGCATAAAGGTATCTTCAGGGTGTCCATAAATACTGCCGATGGTATGCAGGACTGTAGTCTTACCTGAACCTGAACCCTGTGATTTAAGACTTAGTAAGTACCCTTTAAGGTTAGTGAACTTAAGTAGTGTGTTGCCAAATCCCATAAAGAACGCAAAAGCTTTAGCTTCCATCTCATCTCTAGCATACGCATTGATTACATCTTTCCATACATGGAAGTCACCCTTTGATTTAAACATTGGTACAAGTTCAATAGTCGTAGCTGTTGGTGGACTGTACTTAATTTCTGTAGCGGTGATCTCTTTGTCGCCAAGTATAAATCCTTCGTTCTCAGGTAACCAACCAAACTGTTTACGTGCTAGTTCTGCCTCGGTGCTTGCTTGCAATTCTTCCACCCATCGTGTTATATATGCCATAAGTATGTCCTGTTTCTTGCCTAATACTGCCAAGCCCTGCTTAGCAATCGCATCTCTAAATCTATCCTTAGCTAATACATCTGTCAAAGGCATGACAAATTCTTTAACTCCATCCTTTGGTAAATGCAAACGCATTAAAAGACTCTCACCCCTATCAGGGTCATTCATACGCTTAACTACATAGAAGTCGTATGGATAAATCAATAGCATTTCTTCGTTACCGTCTTCATCTTTCATCTTGGTGTATATACCACCAGCCGCACCCCTTGTGTATGGGAATGGGTATTTAGGAATCTGATAGATGGTAGGTGCTTCGCCTTCTTCCTCGGGGGGTACTTCCACTACATTGTCTTCTTCTTTAGCTTCGTTAAACTCCTTGCCTAACTGAATAGGAGAAGTAATACTTAACTCACAACCTTGGCATGCGCTTGGGTTTAGCTTCTTAAATGTAGAACAAGTATAAGGACCTTTTGTTTCATTAGCCTTACGCTCAGTAGCTTGCGCTGAATAATCGGGGTGTTTATTAGAAAGCGTATGAATGGCTTTTTCCCGATCCACACATTGCTGGGCAATACTTAGCCCTCCTCTCCAAAGCGGCTCATCTATTGTCGTTTGGTTTTTGTATATATGCAAGAGTTGTTGGCAACCTTCTCCCTTAACGCTTTTGAGCATAATAGTTTTAAAGCGGGATATATTGTTACCCATCAAGGCTAGGGTCATTGCATCCATCTGACGTGGTACAAACGGCTTACCTGACATGCCAGCAAAAATGTCCTGCTCTACCGTGTCAAATACATCTTTTAGGGTAGAGATATGAACCTGGGACCCTGTAAGTAATAACTCTACTTTAGCTGGGTTTTCAACGTCTTTGAAGTTAAGGGTGTTTGGGATACGTAATATGCGTGCGGTATCCGCAGTAACGGATGGGTCTGCCTCAAGCTTATGCTGGGTGCATAGGGCTTTAAACTTCTCAGCTAGGGGTTTCCATTCCTCGCTTGGCAAAGCCTCTTGTAGTGTCCAGTATGCGTGTACCCCACGACCTGAATTAACTATCGTAGGTCTAGGTAGTTTGGTGTCTTTAATGAACGCTTTAAGCGCAGTCATACCTTCTGCTTGGTCAGCATAGGGTTTACCAATACCACAATCAATATCAATAAAGAAACACTTTAAAAACTGTGCGTTCTTAGCCGTGCGACCACCTTTAGGGTCAGCAAACGAGGCTAATGCAAAATACGCATTGTATTGATCTGCAATTAATTCTTTGGCTAATTCATTTACTTCTTCAATACTTCCCACAAACTTTTGTCTTGGGCTTCCATCATCTTTTAAACCTACCACACAATACGACCCTGTATCGGGGAGCACTGCGGATAAGAAATTATTTGTTTCTATCATAGCCGCCTTAAGCCGTCAGTAAAAAGGATGGGCAGGGATATGACGGCGGTAATATCCTTTTCGGTAGCTAACCTAGCCCCCCACACAACTATCTTAATTTATCAATAAGTTTTTTCATCTTGTCCCAATGCTTCTCAGGGACATTACTTCTACCACGAAACCAAGAGTAGACCGTCACTCGGGATACAGAAAAGAACTCAGATACATCAACTACAGGAATATCTTTCCTGACGCATATAAGCCCTAACTGCACCCCTATCTTGGATTTGTCCGAAGCTTTAACTTCATTGATAAAGCCACTCGCATATCCTATTGACATTATTACTCCTCGTCATCCCAATCAGAAAGAATCTTGCTCAAGTCTTTCTTAGCGGTTGGTTCTTCTTTCTTAGCAGTACGCTTAGTAGGTTCTACCAATGCTTCAGCTTCTTTTTCAACCTTGATTACTTCTTCAGGGTCTACAATCTTAGCCTTTGGCGCATCTAACTTAGGCGCATCTTTCTCTGCCTTGGCAACTGTCATAGTGATTGCCTTGATAGCTTCTGCGCTCTTGCCTTGGTCGATAGCCGTAGCAATCTCACTTGACTCTAAGAAACGTACTGGTTTGAAAGTAATCTTAGGTGTAGAACTTGCAGTATCAAAACGCATCTCTGTAACAACTGCAGTAATAGGAACACCTTTAGCACCGATCATTTTAGCGTACATTTGGAGAGGCCACTTACCAGCTTCACCTTCACCGAAGATTGAAGTAGAAGGAAGAACTAATTGGAATACATCTCCACCAATATCGTTATCCAATACAACTGCAATACGTTGACTAAAGCGGCAAGCACGACCATCACCTTGACCTGAACCTTTAATGTTCTGTGGGCAGTTAGCGCATCCAGTAGACTGTGGTGCTTCTACAGATTTATCAGGATAGTCGCCGTTGGCAGACCAGCAATCAGGAGGTGCAGATACACCCTTCTTGTATGTACCAGCGTAGTAAGTACGAGCAACTTTAGATGATGCCGCAACTACCACCACATTAAGATTACGTTCTTCTTTCTGTGCAATCTCTTTACCGTTTACTAACAAGCGCCATACACCGCCCTCGATAGAAATACGTTTGCTACCGCCACCACCATTACCCATAAGGGCTTTAGTAGTATCATCCAACTCCAACGCTTGTAAGTGCGCTGGTAAACCCATGTCCAACATAGCAAGTTCTTTGCTCATTATCTTCTCCTATTTTCTACTACGAGTAACTCGTACAACATATTCAGCATCCGCTTGAAGCCCTGGCGGGTGCAAATCAGGGTTTTCTGCAAGGAACGTATCAACATTCCCATTGGAAATTCTTTGGTGTAAAAAGTGAAAGGCATTATGTTCTTTAATAAATGTATATAAAGATTCCCAATCACTAGTCCAATATCTTTTGTTTAACTTACGGCTGACTGTGCCATGTTGCGTCTTCAATCCATCCGTGCCTGTGTCTTTGCAAATAGATAACAACTCGGTTTGAATTATCTCTTGTTGCTCTTCTAAGTCTCGAATTTGTTTCTCTAGTTCGAGTCGCTTGTCACGGATTTTTATATACGTTTTAACTAGCTTGTCGGCTGTTGCTTGGTGTTCACTCATCTCTTCTCCTTCTTATCTATACCCACAATGTACTCCTATTCCTTTACTCTGTCAACCCTCATCTTGAATTATATTTTTATAAAGATCAATCATTTTTGTATGTATGTCTACCTTACCCTGCAACATCTTATACATTCTTTTTTCTACAGGGGAACCCTGCAAATGAACTACTGTGCAAGGATTATGTTGCCCTGCACGATGCACCCGAGCGTTAGCTTGAAGGTACGTTTCAACGGAAGTAATAGGGGAAAACCATACTACTAAGTTAGCGGCAGTTAGTGTTACTCCGTGTGCGGCGGCTTGTGGTTGTATTACTAGAATCTTTGGGTTAGGTTCTGTTTGGAATCTAGCGAAAATGTCTGTGCGATTACCTGCTGATACTGAGCCATTTATAATCTCTGCGGTATATCCTGACTTTCTCAATTCTTCTGTAACAATCTCAATAGCATGTCGGTAGGGAACAAATATTAGCACCTTATGACTAGCCTCGTCAATCACTTCTTTTAGTGCGCTAATCCTGTTGGAAGCATCGAACTCAACTACCTCTCCACTATCCGAATAGACTGCACCACATGAAAGCTGGAGTAATTTATTCAAGTTTGCGGCAGCATTAACTGTAGTGATTTCTTCCCCAGCGGCTACGGCTAACATGTTCTTTCTAATGATTTCATAATACTTTTCTTGCTGCTGAGTAAGCGGAACGTCACGCGTTACATAAGTCATATCAGGTAGGTCTAGACACTCGTCTTTGGTAAACCGTATTGCAGGTTGTAGTACTGTGTGTATTGTTTTCTCTGAACTAGGTTTTGGAACCCATTTAAACTGGGTTAGTTTGAACATCACCATGTCCCTGAAAGAACCGTAGAACTTAGGTACTGACTGTGGGTTAACTAATCTTGCTAGTCCGTATGCGTCTGTTGGTGACTGAGAAGCTGGTGTGCCTGTAAGCATCCATAACCAAGTGTGTGGTTTGATTATAGAGTTTAGTATCTTCCAACGTGTTGTAGATACCGTCTTGTATGCGTTAGCTTCGTCTATAACAATAAGGTCAAAGTCCCCAGCGATTACGGCATCCTTGATAATCCCTAAGCCATCGTAGTTACATATAACAAACTCAGCATCACCTTCTACTGCTTGGATTCGCTTCTCTCTTGAATAACTATGGGCTATGGAACAAGTGCGGTGCATAGCAAACCTAAACAAATCATTCTGCCAAGCCGACTGCATAATAGATAGAGGGCAAAGAACTAAGACTCGTTTAATCATACCTACCTTCATTAGGTAATCAGCCGCCCATATCACGCTACCTGTCTTGCCAGTACCTTGCTCGTTAAAACAAAATGCACGGCGGTGTAGGGTTAGGAACTCAGCGGTAGTACGCTGGTGGTCAAATGGTTTGTAGAGTCCAGGCCAATCGTAATGCGCTCTAATGGGGGAGGGTACACCACGCAGTTTTAGGTTCTTTAGTATTTGGGCTTCTTCTAGTCCCCAGTTTACCAATACCTCACCTGTGTCGAGCAACTTGCTCTTTGGGATTATCGTGGTAATGCGGTTAGGCTCACGTACTTTAACTAATAAAGCCTTGTTATCTATGATTTCCAATCTCTTCTCCAATAGGAATACCACCAAAACCGTAGTTTTGATTTATTATAAGTAGCACCTTACGGGTGCTATTCGGTTGTCTCTCTGTCCAAGGAAGAAAATGCCCCGTGAAGGGAAAACATTTAATTAACAGCGACAACTGATATGGTTATATTGGGCGAGTATCGGACCCTGTTGCTAACACTCATACCTTACTTCACAACAATACCACAACAACTTATTTCTTCTTACGTTCTTTAGTGCTTATCTCAGAAACTAAATTACCTTTTGAATCTCGTTTAAAGCTACGGTTCTTAGCGGCAGATTGAATCACTACGCCGTTCTTATTTGAACCACCTTTGTCTAATGCTTTCTTGTGGGCTACGTCTTTACCTTCTCGCTTGTCTGCTTTACCGTTCCCATTAGCATCCTTACCTGTCTTATCAATTGCTCGTCTAGCACGCTGACGCTCCATGCGTCGTGGATGCTCTCCACGCTTTTTCTCCATGTCGTATTCATGGTCGTAAGGTCTAGGTGTTTTAGTGTACGGCATTAGTGGTTTCTCCCATTGTGTTCGCAGTCGGTTACTGAGCACCAAGCACGACAAGAAAAATTGGGCTTCTTATTCCATACATCATTTAAGATAGCGGCTTCCAAGCGTTTAGTATCTTCTAACCATTTGCTCCAGTAGACACCCTGACTATCTTGCTCGTAATTGGCTTTAATCAAGTCGTCTGCTACAACAAATAATAACCCAGCTTTGACCTTTTTGACTTGTGGGAAGTGCTTAAAAAGGGCTAGAGAAAGTATCTCCAACTGCTGTGTATCGGCATATTTAGAGGATTTTCCTGTCTTATAGTCAATGATATAGGCTTTATCTTCGTTAAGGATTATTAGGTCAGCTACCCCCCGCCACCATACTTCTTTGTCAAAGAACCCACAAGGTTCTAGATTGCGGGTTAACCCTAGCTTTTCTTCGCACAACTTATCTCCTGGCAGAGATTTGAGTTTATCTAGGTGGGGTTTTACAAAAGCGTACTTCTCAGGAATTGGTGTACCCTTCCCTATGTAGTCTTCAGCCGCCTTATGTACTTCCAGTCCGTAACTCAAATGCTCTGTTGGAGGGTCAGTAATGTCCTTTACCACCCGCAAGCGGTAATACTTGTGGGGGCATTGTTTAAAAAGACTCAGGGAGGAGTACGACCAATTATATTTGACTGTCATTTAGTTCTCGGTAACTGTCCGCTAAATCCGTAAGTGCCAGTATGCGTGAAGGTTGCCCAAGGTGCGGCATAGACTTTGATACCATTCTTTCTAGCTAAAGCGCAGAAGTGGTAGTCCTCAGATAACAAGCGTTTTGATTCATGGTCAATACTTGTAGTGAAGTACTCTTTAATGATCTTAACCTTACGCTCTGTGTCTACTGCATGAAACATGTCATTATGGTAGGAAGGTACTTTGTCGGCTAACTGCTCAAAAACTTCACGCTTAATTAACATGAAGCC